ACCGACGGCGCCGGGCCGTAATGTCCGAGCAGCCATTCCGCCAGGCTGGGAACGTCGAAGACGCGCGGGGCGGCCGCTGCAAACGGGTGGTCGTACAGTCGGATACGCGTCATGCCGGCTTCGCCCAAAATTCGATCAGCTCGTAGGCGTCTTCGATCACCGTCATCTCCTGGTACTGCCCGCCGCTTTCCAGCATGTGCAGCACCCGGCCCTGGTAGTAAACACCGCAGTGATGCAGGCCGGTGCGCGCCGTCTTGCCCAGCAGAACGACGCAATAGTCGACAGGCTCCGAGATCTGCGCGAAGCCATGCGCCGACTTGTGCAGGGCCAGGCGAAACGCGCTGGCGATCGCGCGGATCGACGCGTTGACCGTCTTGTAATCGGTGACCGTCGTGGCCAGCTCGTTTGTGTAGACGTCTGCGATCAGTGCCCAGCAGGGTGGCGCCGGGTACTGCCGGCCCAGGTAGTCGTTCACGTTCATCAGAGGAATCCTCGCAGCATGGGTATGTCTTTCGGGGTGTAGAGCTCGCCGGTTCGCGACATATTCAGCCGCGGCGACACCGCGCTGATGTGCGCGGCGCCGATGGTGTACGAGATGCTTTCGGCCTGCAGCACGGCCGTGGCCTGCGCTGCGGTCAGGTCGTCGCTCAGGAATTCCCGGTAGACGATCCGGATCTTCTCCCGCGTATCCACCGGGATGCGGTCCAGCTGCTCGCGGAACTCGTCCTCGATGTCGGCCAAGCCGAGCCTGATGTCGAACTTCTGGTCAAGGTGGCCTTCACTGCCGGCCAGCTTGATCTCGATGTTGCATGGCTGCATATCGACTTGCACGCCGTCGACCGTCGTCTGCCCCGGGTACGGCTCGCGCCACAGGTGATAGGTCTTGCTCAGCGCCGAGTGGCTGATCTGGATCGTCTGGATCGGCCAGATGCGCTGCGGCGCCGACGCAAGGAAGATGCGCAGGCGGCTTTCCAAGTCGAGACTCATTAGAACTCCAGTACGTTGGTATCGACCGTGGCGAAGCGCTCGATGCGCTCGGTCAGGCCGCTGATCGAGGCGCCGCCCATGCTGTTATAGAACTCGATCATCATCTGCGCGTCGGCAGCGCTGATGTCGTAGACATTGCTCTCGGCTTCGACGGCGAAGTTGACGACCGTGGCGATGCCGCCAGTGCGCGCGGTGGAGTAGCTGCCGGGGATGATCGTCGCCGTGTGGTCGGCCGTGCCCTGCCCGCTGTCGAGGCGCATGGTGAAAGTGCGCACGCCCTTGTTGATCAGGCGATGGAACCATACCGTCCAGATGGCGAACTTCTCCGGCGTCAGGATCAGCGTGCAGGAGAACTGCTGCGGACCCCGGCCCCACTCCTGCGCATAGCCTGGCGCGCCGCCGGCGACATCGTCGCGCAGCACGCCGCCCGGGCCGCCGAAGCTGTACGAGGCCACCGTCGGCACGAAGCCGGCAGGCATTGCCGCGGCATCGAGCCCGTAGGCGGCCACCTGCGCGTCAGTCAGCGCATACACGGCGTTGTCGCACTCGACGGCGAAGGCGACCGCGTAGCCGCCTGCATAGGCCGACGCCTGGTAGCTGCCGGGGATCAGGTTGACCTGATGCGGCGCCACACCCAGCCCGGTATCGAGCCGCATCTGGAAGGCGACTACGCCTTTCCTGACGTGGTGATAGAACATCGACCAGATCGAGAAGCGCTCCTTGTCGAGCTGCATGCGGACGTCGAAGCGCTCGCGCCCGCGGGCCCAGTCGAGCCGGTAGCGCGCCGCACCACCGCCAACTTCCATGCGGACGACGCCACCGGGCCCTGCCCCGGTATAGCTCGAGACGCCAGGTACGAGGCGAACTGGCATAACTGGGATCATGAGCGCGTCCTCGCCACGTTAAAGTTGCGGCTCATCGCCCGCGACGTCTTGCTGTTCGGGTCGCCCAGCGTCGACGCCGTGGCCGCCACCGCTTCCTGGATGATCAACGCACGCTCCGTCGGGCTGATGCGCTGTTCGATCACGTTGTCGATTCGACCGGTCGTCTGGTTGACGATCGTCACCTTCATGCCGCCGCCGGCACCGCCGTTGGCAGCCAGGCCGCGAATCACTTCAGCCTGAGCCTTCGGAAGTACCATCTCCTTTTCGTGCAACTGAGTGACCGGATTGACGCCAGCGGGGATGTCAAAGCCCCCTTCTGCCGACGCAATAGCTGTCCCTGCCACGATGCCGGCTGTGGCATATCCCATCGCTCGTGTCGCGGTCGCGTACGCTGCGCCAGCTGCGATACCGGCCGCCAGGATACCCGGGCCAGCAGGCCCCGAAACCGCCGCGGCTGCGCCTGCCGCGGCGATCATGCCAGCCTGCGCTGCAGCTGCGGCCACTTCGGTGTTGACGATGATAGTGGCAATCTGGATCGCCTTTTGTGCCCAGAACATCGCTTTGCCAAGCGCGGTCTGCTCCAGTCCCGCTGCCTTGAGTGCGTCATACAACTGGCTGGACGAAGATTGCGCAATGTTCAGGATGTTCTGCGCGGCGGACAATTGCATCGCCGCCTGCGCATCGGCATGCCTCCGGTTTTCCGCTTCGAGTAGTGCATTGATTTCTTCTGTGGTCGTCAGTGTCAGTTCGCCATACGCCTGCAATTCGGCAATGCGCGCGTCGTGCTCGAACTGTTCGGCCTCGGCATCGCTCATCAGGCTCATGCGGATTTGCTGCGCGTTGGCGGTAATCTGAGCAGAAGCACGAGCGTACTGATCCATCCTCCGTTGCTCTGCCCGGATCAAGTCTTCTGTAGCTTCGGTCGTGTTCTTGATCGCGAAGGACTCATCGAGCGCAGATGTTACGAGGCGATTCGCAGCGCCCTCAGCACTCCACCCTTCCTTCTTCTTCGGCTCAGGCTTATCACTACCGGTATATACAAGATCTTTGCCTGCCGAGATACCGTTTATGCCAAGGGCGGCAGCCATTGCAGCGCGGCCCATTTCCTCCCGCTGCTCGGCAATTCCCTTGCGCGTCCTCTCCTCGATCGCGTTAACCGGAGCATTGAGCAGGCGCTGCCAATTTTCGTTCGCTGCCTGGAGGATCTTCTCGCGCTCGGCCATCATGGCCCGAAGCTCGTCCATCGGGTTTTTCCCTTGGATGAGCTGTTTGGCCACGTTCGCTGGTGATAGCGAAAGCGTGGTCAGCATGTCGGCCATGACAACTTTCACGCTGCCGGCCAAGCCCCCGAACAACCACCTCGTCCGCCCAGCTGCTGATGTTTGTATTCTTCGTTAAATCATTGGCCTTGGTTTTCGTGTCGACAAGCGCACCGAGAAAGGCATTCGCTGCTGGAAGTGCGGCGATGACGATCTCCGTTCTCAGCTCGCTATACTTCACCTTCAGTAAGCCCATCTGATCCTGCAATGCCGCAGCCTGCCCTGCCGCCATCTTGCTGTAGCCGCTGAACTTGTCGACGCTTTCCGCGACATCGTTCATGAACGGCAACATATTCGCCGCTGACTTGCTTATTAGATCAGTAACCAATGCAGCCTTGGCACCACCGTCCTCGTAATCCTGCAGCTTCTGAGTGACGTACACAAACGCTTCCGCTGTATCTTTCCCCTTCATTTCGTCGGCCGAAATGCCGATGGCTGCCAGCGCTTTTGCTGCTTTACTGCCCTTCTCGTCGACCGTGTTCAGGTTCTTCGACAGCTTGACCAGCATGTCGTCTACGACACCCAGATCGGTGCCGGTAAAATCCGCCACCTTGCCAATCTTCGAAAGCGTCTCCACCGATGACCCGGTTTTCTGGGCCATGTCGTCCAGCGCGGCCAGAGAATCGAGCGAGCGATTGATCTCGCTGACGATCAGGTCGACGGAAAGGGCAATGCCGAGCGCGCCAAGCGCGTTCTTTGCAAAGTCCACGGCCCCGCTGATTTTGTTCGCCGTCTGCTCGGTGACCTGAGACGCGCGTTGCATATCTTGCGTAAACTGCGCGATGTTGGCTTCAAGGTTGACTACCAGCCGCCCGAGGTCTGCCATATGAATTCCCAAATAAAAAAGCCCACCACATGGGCGGGCTTGGTGAGGCGCTATTTTCCGCCGCCTGAAGGAAGACGCGGCGGCAGGCGGAACACTTCTGTCAGGATCAGATCGGCTTGCGCCACATCGTCCTCCAGCAGAATTGGCGCCTCATCGACCTGGTCGTCGAGCGCACCAAGCATGAAATCCTCCGCGGTGTACGGCTCGGTATCCTTGCCGCGCTGGGGGTTGGCGATAAGTGCCATATGCATACCGTGCCGTATGTCTTGCGCCCTGGGCCCAAACGGCTCAAGCTGGCAATAGCCGCGCCAGTCATTGAACTCGGCCGAGTCGATCTCGGCCTGCGCGCGGCGGACGGACATGCCAAGCGTCAGGGCAAGCCGGTGCCAGAATCGCCGCTCTGGCTGCTCCTTTAGTTTTTTGCTGCGTCTTCCACTGCCTTTACGCCCAGGCCATTGAGGCGCATCGCCGCCTCGGTCAGGACGTCGAGTGCCGCCGCGCTCTTGTCGCGCAGCATCTCGATTTCGTCCATCGTGAACATGGGGGCGCCTTCTTCGTCGATGCAGGTCTGGACCAGGAGCGCTGCATTTACCGCGCTGGCTGGGCGCTTTTCCTCGCCAAACGATTGAAGGTATTCGTTGAACGCATCGCGCGCGGTGCCAGTCATCACACGAATACGCACCATTCCGCCGAGCTGGGTAACGGGCACATCTTCGTGTTTCAGATCATCAGCGGCGAAGAACGCCGCTTTGTTCAGCAATTTCATGGGTTGCCTTTGTTTATGTCAGGTGGAGCGGGCCGAGGCACGCGGTTACGTTAGACGACAGCGATGGCGCCGGAAATTTTGCAATCGATCTTGCCCTTCAGGACCGAGTTCACGGCACCGCCGATCGGCATGGTTTTCACCAGGACGCTGAAGCTCACGACGGTACCGTCCGACAGCTCCAAGCGCATCTGGACAACTGCGCCGCTGATGAGATTGGCGCGCAGGGCGATCTGGCCAGGATCGGTGCGCAGCCGCTTGGCCTCGAAACCGAATTTGCCTTCGTCGCGCAGGCCGCTGATGTATTCCTTGCCGTCCGAGTCGAGGTCGGTGGTATCCAGGTCATCGGCCGAGCCGTCGAAGCCATCGAACGAGTTGATGCCGTTGATCTTCGTGTAAGCCTGCGGGGTTGCAGTGCCACCCGAGGTGTAGGTCAGGCCCGTGGTGTCGGTATCGTAAAGCGCGAACGTATTGGCGGTCTTGTTCATCACCACGCGCTGGGTACCGTTCAGGCTGGACATCGTGCCGACGATTCCCGCCAGGGTGACAACGTCGCCGTTGTTCAGGCCGTGCCCATTGCTGGTGACGATGGCCGGGAAGCCGACCGTAATGGCGCTAATGTTTTTGGCGCCGCCGGTGCCGGTGGCGATGAACAGCTTACTTTTTTGAGCCGAGATTCCGGATGCCATAGTGTTTCCTTTAAGCGTAAAAAAACCCGCTGTCGCGGGCGGGCTTGGATGGGTGGTGCGGGTTACGGGTGGATGGTGGCGATGTCGAGCATCGTGCTATGCAACTTCACTTCGTGGTCGAATCCGTCTAGCTCGAGCTGGATGACGTTGTCGACGTCCCAGGTCTTGAGCGCGGCCTTGATCGCCTTCGTCTTCGCGTCGACGTCTGGCGAGCTGCCATAGATGTCGAGCTGGATCCGGGTGGCGGTCTCGTTGTCGTCGCCGCCGTTGTCGTCGAGTGTGACGCCCTCGACAGCAGCGACGCGGAGGAACCTGGCGTACGGCGCCTGCGCGTCGTCCGGGACCACATTGCGGTATGCCTGGCCGTCCATGATCGGATCGACCAGGGCCAGGAATTCGGAAAGAATGTCCATCAGCTCCCCCTGGCCATGTCAGCAGCTTCCTTCTGGATGCGCTTGTCCAGCTCGGCGCCGATATCGTCGACGGCCGCTTCCTTTTCGCTTTCGAACGCAGGACGCATGAACGGCTGCGCCGGCATCTTGGCCGTGCCGAATTCCTGGAACTTCCAGTAGAACGAATCCTTGTCGACGTTGCGGGCCTTGCCCGACAGGCGCGATCGCTTGCCGCTGCGGGTGTACACCGAGTAGCTGGCGATGTGGTCGCCCGAAGTTTTCTCGCGCTTCTGCTGGATGTCCTTGCGCATCTCGCCAGTGTCGACCGGCGCCAGCTCGCGCGCCTTTTTCCTGATGCGGGCGGCGCCCTTGGAGGTCGCGGCGCGCAGGTGCTTGCGGCCAATGCGCGGGCCCAGGTCCCGCAGGTCCTTCGCCAGCTTCGCAAATCCGGTCAGGTTTTTGGTATCAGCCACGGTTGGCCCCTTTCGAACACATCAATTTCAGCGAGCCATCCTGCTGCTCGAGCACAGCCTCGATGTCGTAGAGGTCGGCGCCGTGCACCAGGCGCATTGCCGGGATCACGCCGGCGCGGCGGCGAATCTCCCACTCGGCCTGGACGGAGTTCTGCGTGCCGCCGGCGGCGACATACTGGCGCCCGGTCAATTCGCGTTTTCCTGCCCAGATCTTGCCGTCGCCAGTCTTGACCGCGTTCTCCCATACCTCGGTCGGCGCGCCGCTGGCGGTCTTACCCTTCACCAGCTGCTGCAGCGCCACGCGTTTGTTCAGTCGGTGCGCGATCGTCATAGCGCCGGCACCCACAGGCCATCGAGCAGGCGGTTCACGAAGATCGACGCCTGGGTTTCCTTGAACTCGCGCGCCGCCGGGTCGAACATCTCGGACAGGCGCGCCAGGATGTACAGCCGGACCGCATCTGGAACCGTGGCGGCTGTCGGGCCGTAGCCGGCCGTGTAGTCGACTGTGACCGCGTTGACGTGCGCCTCGGTCGCCGGCCAGGCCCTGCCGCGCGCCGGCACGATGTAGCCCGGCGTCGTGACCTTGTCGACGTAGTAATCGGCTGGGGACAGCGTCCGCTCGACGCCAGCAGGATCCAGGTATCGCACCGCCTCGATGCTGAACGTCGGGGCGCTCAGCTGGATCGCGTCCGGAAATGCGTCCAGGGTCACGCGCATGTCGCGGTTGACGAACGCCCGGTGGGTCTGCGCCTCAGCCTCGGCAGTGATGCCTGCCACCCAGATGCTGATCATGGTGTCGAGCGAGGTGTCATCCTCTTCGATGCGCAGCGCCTGCTTGGCCTCGGCCATCGTCAGGGCGAGCGCCACCGGCGCCGATACTTGCTCTTTGCTCATCGGTATGCTTTCTGTATTGCTGCTGGGCGCGCGCCGCCAGCCTGGCCGGGCCGCACCTGGTGGCCGCCTTGCGCCGGGCGGGCTTGATATTCACTGCGGCGCGGCATGTAGCCGGCGCCGGCCGGCGCGCGGGCAAATAGGCCATGCTCGACTGCGACAGCGGCGCCGATGAGCGCGAATGCAGCTACGCCGGGTGGCGCCGCCGTGGCCGGAATTCTGATCGTGCCGGTCGCAATG